GGAAACTGACGATAAAATTCATTCAATGCATCTGCATCACTTTTTAAGGAGTCAACCTCCGCCTCCCAATAGTCAATTGCACCATTTGACACCCAACCGTTGTCTATCCCACGTATCTTTTCTTTCTGCTTCCTAGTCACCGGTATACCGTACCTATCGATAAATCCCTCCATGTTCCACTCCATGGGAATAAATAAGGAATACAGTCCACTTTTCGTCTGACCGTTTGCATTCCTTCTAGACACAAGAGAGTCCTCGTAAATATCCTTGAAATTTTGACCGCCTTTAGATAAGGCATTTGACGTAGAGCCCATCATACACTTTCCTATAATCCTGCTACCCAAGCGCAAACAAGTCTTCGTAACCCTCCAATTCTCCTTGATGTTTACCGGCTTGGTCCACTTTCCACTCTCGTCATGCGCTAGGAACAACAGCTTTTCTCCATCATAGGAGTTATCGTCTGTATTCTTCCAATCTATAGTTGTATCTAGACCATCTATCTCATCGGTCTGTATGTCGTACATGTTCTTCTTGGTAATCTTGGATGCCGGCAGACGGAACGCTAACTCTGTCTTCGGCTTATCCATACCATCCATAACAGGCTTAAAAAAGAAAGGCAGACGACTATTAATTGGAACAACCTTGTCTGTAAACATTTTTTTTGCATCAGGACCGGTCTTTGAGAGTATGCCAATCCTAGCATCCCTAGCAAGGGTGCCTATATTAACGCACTCAGAAGAAGCCATAAACGAAAAGCCCGAGCGCCTTATCTTAAGGTATATTAGCCCAAAGCACCTGTAGTCAGCCCTGCACGCTTCCCAAAAGATATAAAAGATTCTATTTGCCTCACGGAAGTCAGGATAGCCAATATCTATACTTGACCACTGCAGGTACATCCAATGGGACCCGGTGATGTAGGTAGGTACTCCATTGTTCATAAACCAAACCCCATGTTCTCTGTTCTCGAACTGCTGTTCTATATAATCAATCCAACGATCTTTAAACTGAGATGGCATTTCGTTCCAATGAAATATAGACTGAATCCTTGCTAAATCTTTGCTCAGCTCTTCTCTTTCCCAATATTGCTCAGCCTTGGAGGCGTGTCTTTGAGGGCACTTTTCGGGAGTAGCAGGCAAAGCAATCACCACACCCGATATGGTTACTATCTTGCCTATTTGCCCGGTCTTTGAGATAACAACCATGTCATACTTTTCGTCATAGCCATATTCCCAAGACTTGCTCTTATTCTTTCTAGACAAGGCAGCTTGTGGTATATAGTCTACTAACTCTCGGTATAAGTCGCTATCTAGACCTTCTTTCCGCAAACCCTTGCTTTGAGTCTGTTTTGCTTTCTCCTTTATCAATGGCGTCTATATTTTCTCTTTCTTGTTCAATCCTACTTAGGATTTCAAACGCATCAAAGATTGCCAACTTTTTTGTAGCTGCAGCATTCTTTAACTTGTCGGCAGACAGGTCTTCTTCGTCCTCACCATGCTTTAAAATTGACTCTTCGGCAACCTTAATCAGCTCGTCAACTGCACGATGACCTGCCGCTATTATTCTAAGCTTTGTCTCCTTGCTCATTATTTTTTTTTAAAAATATAACTTGAATAAGTCTCGCATCATCTTCTTCTCCAAAGTTTTCAAATATATTTCTCGAATGCAATAGATTAGACTCAAATGCAACTAAGCGATTAAATTTAGCATAAACCTTGCATACAGGAAGTTCTTCGTCATCGTATATTGTAGTTCCGTCTTCTTTAGGATGCGTTTCATTAAGGTAGAGTATGCAGGTTATATCTCCCATCATATCATCCTTATGTATAAAGTTTGGCTCAATCTGACCCAATGGAGACTTCCTTACAAAGTTATATCCGATAGAATATTCAGGGAACAATCTTAATATCAAATCAGCCGCCTCATCATTATCCCTTGGTTGTATATTTTTAAAAACCTTGTCCCCATCAGGAAAGTCTCCAAACTCCCCAACAAGAACATTGGCAGCATATTTACTAGGGTTTGACAATGCATCGTCTATTGTAAATAAAATCATAGCTTCATTGTTATTTGATGGTCGTATATTCTGTACAATTTTTGCTCATCAACCGTAAACTCATACTCACTGTCAGGTGAAAAACACACCGTATCACCACTGTTTATACCCTTGCTTATCAAGTACTCGTTTGGATATACCATGGTGCCCATCAACGGTTCCTCGGTAAAGGGCTTCTTTATGTAGCAGTCAATTGCAGGCAATGGCTTTACAAAACAATACCTGTCGTAAGCGTTCCATGTGGAACCCTTCTTGTATAAGAAGAACTGCTCCGTCTCTATAAAGAACAGGTCATCCTTAAAAAAACTCTTTCCGCTCCTTAAACGACCCTTTATGTCGTTGTAGAACTTGAACGCATTATGATGCACAAGCAGTATATCGCCCGGTGCAATTGGTCCTTTGTAACCCAAGGGGAGATTGATAACCTCAGCCTGCCTGTTTGAGAACTTGTGGTCCTCCTCAGAGGTACTTACTATTAGTTCTGTACCGGCTATGTCTTTTGTGTTATCGTACCTCTTTCCCTTCAATGGCTTTACTATGAAGTAGAATGGTGAACGCATCAGTAGTCTATATTAAATTCAATTGAAATTGGCATTGTGCTCAAAAACTCCTTCCACAGAAGAACCTCGCTCTTCCTGTTTATTATGTAAATCCCATATGAACTATTGTTGGGAATATGTTTTATTAAATGAATCTCATAATTATCGCCAAGAATCCGCTGCCCTACAATGTAATGCATCGCTCCTCCCTTGTAGTCAGGTCCTATCGATATTTTTCTGATGTCCATAATTAAAAAACAATTCTGATTTCTCCTGTCGATGTCCTATAAATATTGCCTGCTACAAGCCCTCCTGAAATAGCTGCTGCATTATTTGCGAACGATAACAATGAGTTTCCGTTTTTAAAGATAAACGTTTGTAGCTCCGTAACGGTAAAGTTCTTCGTAGCGTTATCAACTAAACCACCCGTCTCTGTACCTATCAGCTTATCGCTACCCGATATTGGACTAGGTGCATTTGTATATGTGCTTATTTTTGACATTTCTTTATTTTTAATAATTAAAACCCTATTTTCGACTTCAATAATTTAAAAGCTACAATGGCACCTAGTATGCCCCACGTTATTAAGCACCACTTTCGCCACTTGTTCTTTGCTTTACGCTCCTTTTCTGTCTCCAACTTTTGTTGCTCAGTGAGCTTCCTTTCTGCCACTATCATCGCTGCTGCCTTTTGAATTTCTGCATACATGACTTTTATTTTAGCGCTGTCTTCAATTGTCAGTTGACTACGAATTGTAACCACCTCACGGGGTACACGAACCTTTACCTTGCTGACTACAACAGTTTCAAACGAATCTACCCTCGTTCTAATAATAGGGTCGCATTCTACCTCTATTGAATCATAAAGGGTGTCAACAGTAATTATACTGTCAATCTTGGTCGTAATGCAGGGGAAGTCCTTACGGGCTAATTCTGCGACCTTTGTCTCTCCATTCGGCTTTTCCTTTGCCTTGTTATACAACTGCTCGGATGTTTTGCAGGATGCAAGCAAAGCAATAATTACAACCCATAATACTATTGATGTTGCAAGTGTAAAACCACAACCGTTTAATTTACTTTTCATAGTTTTTTCTTTTAACTGTTCGGAATTTCCGGATAGTTCATTACAACTTATTATTTTGATCTCCACCTTGAGTTAAATAATTGTAGGCAATCCATCCCCCCGATGCAGCCAAAAGCAGTCCCCCAAAAACTTTTAAAAATACGTTGGCGTTGTGTTGGTCTGCCCAATAGCTGTCTACATTAAAAATGCATATTACCCCAACGAATGCGATTGCAGCAGCAATCATAAAATGGTTACTTTTCATAGTTTGTTTTTTTCTTTAATTACTTGATACGCTTGCTGCACCTCTTCTTCATCACTTATGCCAAAGAACATTGAGACAGCTTTAACTAAAAGAATAGCGATACCACACCACTCAGCATAGCCCAATGGCGTTGTTCCAAACTTTTCAGAAAGTGTTGCTGTAAAAGGCAAGGAGCCTGCAATAGTATAAATCAATGTTGCTCTCACCTTCCTAATAACATCAGGTGTCTTTTTCCAAATTTGTTTAATACCTATCATTGACATTTTTTAATAACTTAGTTGTTTACAATTATATTGATATTGTCTAATTTGGTTTGTAAAACATTTACAACGCTGTCATGGTATGCTTTTGTTACTATTGGAACTATTGGCGTTGGTGTTGGTGCTGTTATAACACTACCAAAAACATTACATACTTCTTCTACAATCAAGCCGGGTGTTACTTCTGTAATCCAATTACGGCTTTTAGTATCTACTTTGTTACCAATTAGCCTAACTCTTAATGTTGGGAATGATTGGCGGACATAGAAGGCATCCTGTGTGTTTGCCCCAAATCCTGTGTTCTTTGCTGTGTTGTATTTGAAATTAACATCGCCCGTTCCTAATATCTGAAATGGTGTACCCGTTCCCTTCTCCAAGTAATTGT